GCTGCGCACCTCCGACGCTACTCATCTAGGTTTTAGCGAGATTTTAAGAAGAATACAAGACGGCACCCATACCGTTCTGGATACGGAGCACGTTATAGTTGACCGCGTAGATGTACGGAGACGGCGACATGCCAGAGGCTGCTGCGGCGAGGGCAACGGTCGTCAGGGTCCCGTTGGTGATTGGGTTGACGATGCTCTGCAGAGTGATGTTGGACGGCGTGATCAGACGGTAGGTGTCGATGCGCGAAAAGTTGAGGGTACCGGTCGGCTGCAGCTTGGACGTGTCCAGGCAGTACGGCACGATCGCCACGTTGGAGACGGCACCGCTGTACGGAGCGTAGCCGTTGGGCGTGTGGTAATACTGGTTGGCATCCACCCACGACAGCAGGGAACGAGACTCGCCAATGTCCGTGCCGTTCACCTGCGTCTTGAGCTGCAGAGAGGATGCGTTGGTCGCACTCATGGTGTACGCCTGGACGTAGTTGTTCGACTGGAACGCCAGGTACTTGACCGGGTGAGCAAAGGCCAACTCCATCACGGGGGTGTTCGGCACAAACTGACGCTGGACCTGGGTGATCAGCATATCCTGGGACGTCTTGGAGAAGTAGTCACGCTCGGTCTGATCCAGGTAGATGAAGTTGGTCCAGAGAATGTACTGCAGATTCTGGTAGGTGGTGGGCGTCAGAGACGTCGCACCGCTGAATGCGGTCGCGGTCAGGGTCGCCGCCCACGTGATGCGCAGCTCGACGTCGTGATACTGCAGAGCCACCAGGGGCAGAGCAGACTGCCAATCCTTGCAGAAGAAGAACTTGAGCGCCTGGAACGAGTTGTTGTTGAAGCCCGCCTGCGTCGGCGTGAGCACGCTGTCGTACTTGGGCAGCAGACGCTGGTTGGTGTTCGTCGCGCCGACAACCGGCTCAATGTTGTTCATCCAGTAGGCGTCCTGCATGTCAATCACCTGGCCGCCAATAAGAAGCTCCACCTTGTCGATGACGCTCGCCCAGTTCAGCAGAGGGACCTGAGCACCGGTCGAGTCACGAGCAGTCAGGTACACGTAGGACATCAGATCACCCTTCTTCTCAAACCGAATCGTGGAAATGCCACCCGCGCTCGGCGTGCCCTGGATGAGCTGACGCTCGACCGAGTTGGCAAAGTGCGTGTACCGCTTGTACGTGGACCGGTAAAACGAAACCTCAGGCTTCCCCGTCAAGTATGCGTCCTGAGCGCCGATTGCAACGAGTTGAACAATGCCACCGCTCATTTAACAGAAGTCAACCTTTTTTTTTCACGCCTTTGCATAGTCCACAAAGGCCGGCTGAGCCAACGGGTTCTTTGCACGGACATCCTTCGCCAGATTAAAATCAATCTTGGCCTCACTGTTCCCCTTGAAGATGTTGTCCTTCTGGTACTGCGGCACGATGTAACGCTGACCGTGCGAACCATCCGCCGGCCGAATGGGCAAAGAGCTCGCCTCGAGACGGGTCGTCGTATTGGCGCCCACCATGCCGACGGCGTCTTGGCGAACGTTCATACGTCCCGGATTGGCTGCACGATCGGGGTTGACACGGTTGTTGGTGCTCCGCGTCTGACCGTTGTTCATGAGCGTGCTGTCGTAGCCCTGGCCGATCCTGAACTGCGCCGGGCCGTCACCCAGATTATCATCACGGTAGCCCGTCTCTTGACGGTTGGTCGTCCGACGAGTCTTCTGGAAGTCGGGACGTCCCTCTGGTGCTGTGAGGGCACCACCCTGCCCCTGACCACGGTTCTGAGCCGGATCACGGTGCCACGCCTTGCTGTCCTTGGCATGGTGGGTAATCTCACCCATCGTCGTCCCACCATTCTTGATGAACGAGTTGGCGGGTCCTCCCCACGTGCCTGGGAGGGTTGACAGACGCTCCTCGTTCATGTTGGTCGGCTCGATACGGAAAAACTGCTGGAACCCACCGGCTGCTGCCGTGTTGGGATCGAGACCGAGACCGCGACCGACGTACACCTTTTCGGTCGGATTCAAGTTGTTCATCCTGTTTGTGACATTCTCGCGGTACGACACGTCATACACGGGCTGACCGAACGGAAAACGCTTGCCATTCTTGACGATATCGCCCATGTTTGGCACCGCCTCCTTCGATCGAAGACGCCAATCGGGATTTCCCGCAAACCCGCGACCAGTGTCGGGCGTCATGATCGTGTCGTCAAACACGGGGTCCTGGGACCGACGGAAGCTCTTGAGATCGAGCTCAACACGCGTAATCTTCTTGGGCGCGAGCATCGTAGGCACCTGCTGCTGTTCCTCCTTGGCATCGCTGATTTTCTTGCCCGAATAGACAAGACCGACAATCGCTGCCAGGGACAAAGGGTCCATATTACTTACAACTGCTATAAAAAATCTACTTCTTGCCGCCGTAACGCTGGGCAAAGGACTCGGTCTGGTACACGGCGTACGTGCTGATGGGATCGTTGAGCTGGACGCGAACCGGCTCATTCACCTCATACAGGGTCGGAAAGTCAAACTTCTCGGCCGTCCAGTACTTGTTGTTGCGCGAGCTCGTCTGGGAGCGAAGCGCATCGTCGGTCATGATCATGTCAACATAGTTTGTGTTGGAAGGACCCTTCCAGATTCCATCCTCGAGGACGACACCGTCAGTCTGAAGCCGAGGCATTCTTTCTAGGTGTGAACATTTTTAACGGTAGCCGCCACCGTTGCCGCCGCGCATCTGGACACGCTCCGGGAAACGAGCGTTCGGGTTGCCCTCTGGGTCGCACGCTCCGGGGGTGTCGCGGCACTGAGGCGCAAACGGACGACCATAGGCAGCCTGAGCAAATGCCGCCTGATCGTTGGGAATTGTGGTACTTGCCGTCGTGTAGAAGTTGCGGTCATAGTCACGCACCTTTTCAAACGGGTGAACAATGTCGAAATCCGTCTGAACCTCCTTGCGCACTGACGGGTACCACGCTGCTGGTGAACGGTCAGGGTTGGTCGAATACTCGCCCATCAGAATGTTGCCCATGGGGTTGTCGACGGTCGGCATGGTGTAGCCCTGGAGTCCCTTGGCAACATAGGCGGAACGAGCCCCCTCTGGGATCATGTTGTTGAAATAAAGACCATACAGAACGGCAAGCACGAGGCCACCGAGGAGCACAACGCGTGAATCGCGGCGAATCAGAAACAGAATCACGACGGCATACACGATGAAGCGGGTCGTCGCTTCGACACGCTCCTTGGCCGTCTGACGATCGGACGGCCAAAAGTCCATAAGTTTGTCTTGCTTGAACACTTCTTGGGCAATGTCCATATTGAATTACTCCGAGATCTTTTTCTCGCCCATGAGCCCTGCAAGACCACCCGAGCCCATGAGCTGAGACATGAGACCGGACATGTTCTTCATGAGCGCCTCCTCACCGGTGATGCCCTCCTCGGTCATCTGCTTGGCGCACTTTTCGGCGACGCTCTCAATCATGCTGAGCGTCTCGGCTGGGAGAGCACTGATGGTCGACGCCAAAATGTAGAGCGTCTGGAGGTACTTCCAGATTGCCTCCTTGGTCGAGGATGACAGATCATCCCCCCAAATCTTGGCAATGTTCAGCTCGCTGAGCAGAGGCACGGAATCGGAATTCTCCTTGAAAAACGACTCATTCTTCTCCATCAGCTGGGAAGCAACCGGGCCGATCGACTTCATGAAGCTCTCGAGGACGGCACGGGGACGCGCCTTGCGAATCATGCTGAAAGATGCCTGGTACTTGACGAACGACTTCTCCTCGGGGAAGGTGAGTACGAGTTCGTCGAGGAACTGTTGCATCATGTCATTGAAAGCAGAAACGGTGGTCGCCATTAGGTATATGACGTCTGTTTACTTTAACTTGTTCTTAGCCAAGTCACGGAGAAAATAGAGGATGAAGGCGAGCATGATGATCCAAAAGATGATATTCATCAGTTTGGCAAACTTGCAGTACAGCGAATCATCCTCGGCTTTGCACTGAACGACCGAGCCGATACCACCGAAAATACCGGATCCGAGGATACCACCGTTGTTCGAGCGCGCCATGTATTATTCACTGCGATTTAAAAAGGGTCGTGCGAAATGGACTCCTTCGAACCCGCGCCCTGGGACACGATGAAATAGACGAGCAGACCAACCAGGAACGCAGGCTTGAAGTATGCAGAGTTTGGAAGCTTCTCCTTGTTCATGGACGCCTTGACGTGGATATATGCCAACGTCGCGGCGGCGGCAATGGCGCCGGCACTCATAGGATCGCGAAAGTGGTGATCCATTTACTGTTGACTGGCATAATTTTTGAACCACTCGATCGTCTCGCGAAGACCAGTCTTCAGATCCTTCTCGGGCTGTGGAAACTCACCGGGACCCGGCTTGGCAAACTTGCGCATTTGGCCGTCTGGTCCGCCGACAAACTCGATGGGAATGCCGTACTCGCTTGCGATTGTTTTTGCGAGCTTTCGGATCGAATACTCTTGCTCGTTGCAGCACACAATCATGGGTGGTGGCTTCTCCGGCGACTCGACCGCCCATACGACGATACGTGCCAAATCGTCCGCGTGAATAAACTGTCGGAGCGCCCGACCCGTCCCCTTGACTTGAAGCGTCTTTCCATCCCTGGCGGCGATCCATGCGCGATGAATCAGCGCCGGGACGACGTGTCCATCCTCAAGCGAAAAGTTGTCGTTCGGACCATACACGTTGGTCGGGATGAGTGACGTCACATGGGTTCCGGTCGTCTCGCGAATGATCCGGGCGTGAACTTCCGAGACGCGCTTTGCATAGGCATACCCTTCATTCGACGGGTGTGGCGGACCCATGTGAAGCATCGCCGGAACGAGCTCAGGCTCTGACGTGTCGTCGGGGAAGATGCACGTCGAAAGCATCGTGACGACGCGAGGCACCTTGCGACGCGCCGCCTCACGCAAGACGAGCGTGTTCATGAGAACATTGTCCTCGAACATTTCCTGGCGCTTGTTCATATTCTTGAACATACCGCCGACGTTTGCCGCCAAGTGAACGACGGCGTCAACCGGGCCGACTGCAGTGTACATATCGGTCACGTTCGCCTCACACGTCAGAGACCCGTACGTCTTGGAATCGACATAGGTCCAATCCGGACGCAGTTTCTTGACGGCCGAGCCGACGAGTCCGGACCCACCCGTGACGAGCACCTTCATTACACCTTCAAAGGGTTTACTTCTTATCAGGCGCGTCGTCAAACAGCGTCTCGTGGTGGATCGGTGCCGGCGTACCCGGAACAGGCGTCACGGGAACCTCCTTGAGTTCGCCACCCGGATCAGCACCCATCGGCGTGCCAGGCACGGGGTCGGTCGGCAAGGGTGTCCCGGGAACTTCAGCACCCTCTTCGCCCGTCGCCGCCTCGGGTGAGACGGGCGGGGGATCAGTCTCCTCCTCGTCAACTTCACCGTTCGTGTCCGCGCCGATCCCGTTGTCCATGTCGAAATCACCCGTAAACCCGGGGATGTACGTCTCGAGAATCTGCTGTACGGGAATAAAGTCCTCGATAATCTCGCGAATCACCTTGGAGAAGCGGACGTGAAGCTGGGCACGCTTCTCGGAATCCTTAATGTCGTCGACAATCACGAATGGGTCCTCGTAGATGTTCTTCGCGGCGGCAATGTAGCACGAGTG